GCTCCTGCTCTTTCTCTTTCGAAAAAGCTTCGGTGTGGGATCACCACTCACGTTTGCATCTGCAACCGTAGCGCAGGGAAAATTGCGAGCCCAAGAAGGGCTCTAGCTTTTCTTAAATAGTGCCGATCTTCCAGATCAGTTTCTGGAGACCGATAAAAGCACTAAAAGAGCCAGGGCTCTCGCTGACAAGAGTTTGGATAGGAAGGCTGGTAAGCGTCCTGAATCGATCTTCGTCATCGTCCTTAACCGTAAGGCGAGAAACGTAAGAGAATTCATACATGACGCTAGGTCCATCCTTTAAGAACTTGTAGTACTTGTATCGATTGAACAAGTCAACTGCAAAGTTCCAATCTAACTCACTGCCAACAGGTTGTTTTGGAATGGTTTCCTTTTCCATTCTCTCCGCCTTAGACGTCTTGGGGAATTTCTCCTTTATGGCGTCTATATCTGCTACCGCAACGGGATACGCGCTAAGCCATCGCTTAACTGCTATCCAAGCTGCGCCCGGGAAACCGGGCTCGTAGTCGGGGTTCGTCTGTTCATACGCTGGATTTTTCCAAGCTATATGAACGGGCGTTGGATCCCCTAGTAGGTCGGAGGTATCGTCGGTCGGTGTACGCGTCATCTCGGGGAAAAGATGAAAGACCCAAGATTCCGCTGCACTAGCACCTTGCAACCAACCTGACGACCGAAGCGCATTGGAAAGTTTGACGTATGAGGAAATAGAATCCTCGTACTCGTCTGTAAAGAAATCCTTTACAGGAAGGTCGCGGAATTTCCGCGGCCAGTATACAGACGTAACTTCCAAAGCTTCTCCGTTTTTAACGTCCATTAGGACGTCCACTCCACAAGATTCGCGGAACCGCAGTACAGACCCATCTACGAAAGATCGGGTCTCTGCAGTAAAGGACTTACTATTATTGACTGTGAACCCAAAGAGCTGAAGCAAATGCTCCAGGATCTCTGCAAGCTCAGCAGGAACTACTATATCATCGCCATAAATGGCAATATAGCAGATCATGTAGTCAAGTATGTCCTCGAACGTCGGGGGACGTCGCATCTTGAAACATAACAAGATGTGAACGGCAACGGCCACTATTCCGCCGAAGACAAGTTCTTCGATTCGGAATGTTAGACCGTTTCCCATCGTCGCGGCACTGTACAAGAGGTGACTAACCTCAGGGTATCGTGCATCCACGAAATGTGTGGGTAGAAACGGCTCTATCATCTGCTGCACTCTGGGCGGAAATAAGCTCAGATGTTGTGCGGTAACAGAGTCTGAAGCCGCTGACAGGTCGAAAGTCACATAGTTTCCGGTAGTCGCGCCCTGCTTTGCCAAGAGTTGATTACGTTCTTGGCTGTAGGACCCCAGGAAAACGGGAAATTCCTGAGCGATGAAGTCAGCAATGACTCTCGCTCGCGCTTGACGAAGCGCGTTTTCAGGAGCTATCATCCGATGTGACTTGTACGTTTTTGGTACTGCTAAGAGTTTAGCGTACCGTACCGGGTAATCCTGCGAATTAAGCGGCGTTGAGTGATGCACCCATTGCTGCTGAATCCGCTCTCTTACAAGGTCGCTCGTGTTCATTGTGAGTCGTATGGTTTTCCCATCAACTCGGACACGTTCCCTCACTGGCTGAGGCTTCCAATGCTTGGAACCCCAACGCAATCTGGCTTCCGGCTGCTTCGCTTTGGACTCCGCAACGTAGACGTGATCGGGGAACCCCCCGACAACGCCGTTGTTTAAGGTGACCATACGCGATCCGATCGGAGGCAAAAACGCACTGTCGAACTTTAAAGCTTCGACGACTTTGGAGAAGACAGATCGATCGGTGTTATAACTAACACCGGGGGAGAAGTTATACTCAGGATTACCTAAGTACTCTTCGACCCTCGAGACGATCCGGTCCCACGGGAGTAAGTTTTGAATGAACGAGCGGAAGATATCTTTGTACTGTACAGGGATATCACTCCACTTCCTCATTGATTCCTTAATCTCCTTTTGTAGGTCGTAAAACTTCTGATAGCTTATATCTTCTAGTTCTGGATTTTCACGAGGTGCGAACCTCTTTCCAAAACGGAGATATTGCAGCAAGCACTTATATATATTAAGAGTGTTTGCTGGTGCGATGCTATCCGCACACGTGCCTAGAAAGGTCAACTCCGAAACCGAAAAAGCCGGTCTATCTTCGGATAATATCTTTTCCGATAAAGAAACGAAAGAAGATATAGTCCCCTCTAAGCCATTCAGTTTAATACTATCCAATAGCATGTCGGCCATTTTATCCGACATGTCTAAGGAGATATTATACCAAATGTGTATGAGTGCTTCATACGTTGCTTTGTTTGCTGCCATAAAAGCGGCAGGCTTCGAATGTTTGGCGGCGTCAATCTCCAGGCCAACGGAGATTGCGTCAGACACCACCGGAGCTATAAGAACGCTCATGAAGATGGCCTCCTTTCAACATCTTAATCGGA